TATAGAATTTTTAGAGATGTTCCTATTGATGCAGATAGAAAACAACAATTAGGTAATTTAGTTGCTGGACAAGAATCTATTAACGCCCCAGCAGGAGCATTGTTTATAAGAGGTATACAAGTATATGATACTGCAGGATCAGAAACTACAGGAGCTAATAGATGGTTAGAAAAGAAGGACTACACATACTTACAAGAATATCAAGATGTAACAGGTACATCAGCAGCTCAAGGTCAACCTAAATATTATGCTATGTTTGGTGGTGGTACAGGAGAATCAGACACAACATCTGGACGTATAGCATTTGCACCGGTTCCTAATACAACTTATAGATTTAGAGTTCATTTTAATAAAATGCCAGATCTTTTAGAGGGTGATGGCACTAATTATATTAGTATGAATTTTTCAAATGGGCTTTTATATTGTTGTTTATCTGAAGCATATGGGTTTTTAAAAGGCCCAATCGATATGTTGACATTATACGAAAATAAATATAAACAAGAAGTACAGAAGTTTGCAATTGAGCAAACTGGTAGAAGAAGACGAGATGATTACACTGACGGAACTGTCAGATTTAAAATTGAGTCACCTTCACCGTAATAGGAGATAAGTTATGGCAATTACATCGGCAATATGTTCAAGTTTTAAGCAAGAACTTTTACAAGGTAAACACAGTTTTGAATCTTCAGGTGGACACACTTTTAAGATTGCTCTTTTTACAAGCTCGGCATCTTTAGGTGCAGCGACAACAGATTATTCAACATCAAACGAAATATCAAATACATCTGGATCTGCATACACTGCAGGTGGTGCTACACTTACAAACAATGGTGTATCATTATCTTCAACAACAGCATTTACAGACTTTGCAGATGTAACTTATTCATCTGCATCTTTCACTGCAAACGGAGCAATGATTTATAACACTACAACAAATGGTGGATCATCAACTACAGATGCTGTTGCTATCATCGCATTCGGTGGTGACAAGACAGCAAGTAACGGAACTTTTAAAATAGAATTTCCAGCAGCAGACGCAAGTAACGCGATAATCAGATTAGCATAGGAGGTCAACCATGTCGGTGACTTCAGGATGGGGCCGATTAACCTGGGATCAGGCTAATTGGGGTGATGCCGTAACTTTAAAAACAGGTTGGGGTGCCAAAGCTTGGGGTGAAGATGAATGGGGTCAATTATCCGACGCTGTTGCTCAACCATCTGGTTTATCAATTACATCTAGCATTGGATCTGTAACTGTTGATGATGTTCATCAAGGTTTAACAGGACAATCTTTTTCTGCATCTGTTGGTTCAATAAGTTTACCAGATATAGGTGTTGGTTTTGACGGAGTGTCAGCAACTTTTTCTGTTGGTTCTATTGCACCAACAGAAATGTCAATTGGATTAACTGGTCAATCAATAACTTCAGCAATAGGTGCCCCTGGTGTTGATGATTTAACTGTTGGTTTAACAGGTCAATCTATAACTGCTTCTCAAGGAACTGCATTTGCTCCAAATGATACTGTTCAACCTTCAGGATTTTCAATAACTTCTTCACAAGGCACAACTGACACAACAGTGCTTCAAGAAGTTTTCCCATCTGGATTATTAGTAACTTCATCTTTAGGTTCTGTAACTTTACCAAATGCAACAGCTCAATTTGATGGTCTGTCAATGGAGGCACAAGAGGGTTCTCTTGTTGGACTAGGAGGTGCAGTAGCACAACCAACAGGTCAATCGGCTACAGCTAGTGTTGGAGCTTTAGATCCTAATGATTTAACCATAGGATTAACTGGTGTATCATTTAGTGCTAGTGTTGGATCAGTTACAGTTGTTGATATGCAGGTTGGATTGACTGGTCAATCAGCAACATTTAACATAGGAACTGTGGATATATTTGCTTACGGTGATATTGACACTGGTTCAAATACATCATATAGTAATGTTTCAACAGGCTCGAATGACACTTATTCAGATGTTGCAACTGGATCAAATACAAGTTATAGTGACGCTGCATAGGAGATAAAAATTTATGGCATCAACATACACACCTTTAGGGGTAGAACTTCAACAAACTGGTGAAAACGCTGGAACTTGGGGTTCAAAAACAAATGTAAACTTACAAGTCATTGAACAAATAGCTGGTGGTTTTACACAACAAGCTTTAACTAGTGGTGGAACTGTTGCTTTAACAAGTAGTGATGGAGGAACAGGAGATGTTCTTGCGCATAGAATAATAGAATTTACTGGTTCATTATCTGGTAATGCAGTTGTTACAATACCTCTTGATGTACAAAATTTTTATCTTTTAAGAAATTCTAGTTCTGGTGCATATACGGTTCAGTTTAAATATACGTCTGGATCAGGAAGTTCTGTAACTTTTTCTGCTACAGATAAAGGAGATAAATTAGTTGTTGCAAAAGGTGATGATGGAACTTTAACAAATAAAACATTAACATCACCTAAAATAGGAACATCTATTTTAGATACTAATGGTGCTGAATTATTTAAATTAACAGCTACAAGTTCCGCGGTTAATGAAATAACTTACAATAACGCAGCTACAGGAAACAAACCAACATTTACTGCGTCTGGTGATGATAGTAATATTGGTATATCAATACAGCCAAAAGGCACTGGAACGATAACTATTGATGCTTTGACATTTCCAGCAGCAGATGGTAGTAGTGGTCAAATATTACAAACCGATGGTTCTGGAAATTTAAGTTTTACAACAGCATCAAGCGGTATATCAATGGGAAAAGCTATTGCAGCAGCGATAGTTTTCGGATAAAAGGAGTTTAGGAGAATAAAAAATGGCAGCACCAAATATAGTTAATGTATCAACGATTAACGGTAAAACAGCAGTAGCTGATTTAGGTACAACTTTAACAACAACTTTATTAACTGCAGCAGCAGATCAAGTTAACAAAATTAATTTAATCAGAGTTACAAACGTAACAGATAACGACGCAACAGTTACAATTGATTCAGAAGTTTCAGGAACTCACAAAGAACTAGCTGATGAACTTACAGTTCCAGCTCACGCTTCAGTTGATGTAATAGATAAAAACTCATCTTTCTATTTACAAGAAACTGATCTTATTAGAGGCGGAGCATCAGCAGCATCAACATTAGTAGTCACAATATCATACGAACTGATAGACGACGCATAGGAGGACTAACCGATGTCGGACAGTTATCCTAGACGAAACCAAGCAAGAGGGCTTTGGAAAATCAATGACATTACTAAAAATATAAAAGAAGATGGAACTTATCCATCTGGTGCAACTAGAGGTGTTATCAGTGGAGGTAATACACCTAGTACGGTAAATACTGTTGATTTTATAACAATTGAAACTACGGGTAATGCGGCAGATTTTGGCGATTTAACTGTATCAAAAACTTATGCTGCTGTAGGTCAAACCTCATCTTTTACAAGAGGTGTTAGTGCTGGAGGTTATAATCCAAGTTATTTAACAGCTATCGATTATTTTCAAATTATGACGACTGGTAATGCAGCAGACTTCGGTGATTTAACTGTTGCAGGTGGTTTTATGGCAGGTAACTCAAATGATACAAAATGTGTTTTTGGTCCAAGAAGAACTACGGGCGATGGTGCAAATAATACAATAGATTTTATTACAACCGCTAGTCTTGGAAATGCAACTGATTTTGGTGATGCAGGTGCTGCAAGACGAAACATGCCTGGCGCATCTAACAATACAAGAGGTTTAATATTAGGTGGAGAAGAATCTCCTGGAGGAGTTAATACAATAGAATTTATAGAATTTTCAACTGCAGCTAATGCTGTAGATTTTGGTGATTTAACTGCAACTACACAAGACACTGGTGCAGCAGCTAATAATAAAATTGCAATGACCCTGGGTGGTTATGTTGGTGGTAGTTATTCAAACACTATACAGTCAGTTAATATTAATAGTTTAGGTAATGCAACTGATTTTGGAGATATAACGACAGCAACAGGTAGTGCTGCTGGATTAGGAAATAAAGTGAGAGCAGTTTGTGCTGGAGGTTTTACTGACCCTGCAAAAGTAAATACGATTGAGTTTGGTAATTTTGAAACAAGAGCTAATTTTTCAGACTTTGGTGACTTAACTGTAGGAAGACAACAAGCCAGTGCTTTTTCAAATCAACATGGTGGCTTACAAGGATTTCATCCAAGAGCTCCTGAACTTTATTCACCAACAGGTAAACCATTTGGAGGAGGTGGTGGAGTTGGAGATATAGGAATGTATCACGGAGGTGGTGGTGCGAATACTAATATAGATTTTATACAAATGTCTACATTAGGAAATTCAACTCAATTTGGAGATTTACAAACAGGAACACAATATACAGGTTCTTGTGCCGATGCTACAAGATATGTAGCAGGTGGAAAAGAAACAGCAAATTTTATAGAGTATGTAACATTTGCTACAAAAGGTAATGCATCAAACTTTGGTGATTTTGCAGGCAATAATGAAAGAGGTAATGGTTCTTCTAATAATAATACAAGAGGAATATTTCAAGGTGGTTATGGACCATCCGGTATCATAAATGAGTGTGCATACATTACAATTCAAACAATAGGAAACTCAACTGACTTTGGTGATTTAACCGTAGCGAGAGGTTCCACTACTGGAACCAGTAATTCCACAAGAGGTTTAGCCATTGGAGGTGCAACTACTCCTGCAAATAATACAGTGGATTATTGCACAATTGCATCAACAGGTAATTATATTGATTTTGGAGATTTAACAACAGCTTGTAAAGAATTAGGTTCTTGTGCTTCACCCACAAGAGCAGTAAAATTTGGAGGTAGAACAGAGTCTTCTCCAAATAATACAAATGAAATGGATTATTTTACTATCGCATCAACTGGAAATGCAACTGACTTTGGGGATATGGCAGAGGCAACTAGAGGAGCAAGTGGAGTAAATAATCAAACTAGAGGTATAGCTATGGGAGGAAAAAACCCATCAAATATAAATACAATTCAATACATAACTATCGCATCAACTGGTAATACAACTGACTTTGGAGATATGTATAGAAGTGCTGGTGATGGTTCTTCAAAATCCAATGGCCACAGTGGACTTTCGTAAGATTATATAGTATAAAACCCACAACATGATCATATACATGCTAAATTATAAAGGAGAAAAATATGTCATCTAAAGATCTAGTTATACAAAAACTATCAAACTCACCACTGGTTAAAAAAGAGTATAAACAAATGTTAACC